AGTTGTCGAGAACGTGTGCCAAGCTGTTGCACGTTGTATCATAGGGCACCAAATGATACTCCTTGCTAAGAAGTACAAGGCTGTGCTAACTGTACATGACTCAATAATCACATGTGTACGTGACGAAGAACTAGATGAAGCACAAGCGTACATGGAAGAGTGCATGAGCCAGACGCCCGATTGGGCCGAAGGATTACCTATCACCTGTGAAAGTGGCACAGGCAAATCATATGGAGATTGTGAGTGATGGGAGCAAGACCAGATTTTATACCGACTGAAGTGTTTAGGCAGTACCTATCGATTACACAACTGAACAAATATTTTCGGGTCAGTGATATGCAGGCAAGCAGCTATGTGGCGCGGTGCGCCCGTCTTGGTAAACCTATAAAAGCAGTGTGTAAAAACAAGTTACTCGCAAGATACCGCCCAATAGATGTTATCGCTAGGGCACGGGCAGAAGCGCGAGAGATAACGCGGACTGAAAAAGACAAAATAGTTTTTACCCACGCAATGTATGTCGCCAAGGTGCTGGAACTAAAGCAGGAGATAGCGGAGTTAGAAGATTGCAAAACTCGTACAACGCACACGCTATCCCTAGACATTCTTAGTAACCAAATAACCTCGCGGGATATGCTGTTAGAAGAAGAGGTAGTAGCAGGTAGTCATGGGTATAAGTTTGCTTGTGGGGTGTATTTTCTGGTACATGCGGGGGCCGTTGTGTATGTTGGACAGTCAATTAACGTATACGCTAGGGTGCATAGCCACAGACAAGAAGGGTTTAAGGTGTTTGATTCCTTTGCATTTACTCCCTGCGAGAGAGAAGAGTTAGATATGTTAGAAAGTCTTTATATCCATGCGTTGTGCCCGTCTGGGCAGGGGCGTAGTATGCACGGGAATTTAGCCGCGCCGTACAGTATGCGACAAATGATTGCGTTGGGTAAGCGCGAGAAATACACAAGGAACCAACGACTATGACTAAAGTATCGCCATGGTCTTTCAGTAAGATCAAAGCATTTGAGCAATGTCCTAAGCAGTTCTACCATGAGAAGATACTCAAAGAGTTTCCGTTTAAACAGACTGAAGCTATCTTATACGGCTCTGCGTTTCACAAGATGGCAGAAGACTTTGTAGGTGCAGACGTACCTGTACCTAAGAAGTTTGGCTTTGCAGAGAAAGCACTGGTATCGCTGAAGAACCGCAAGGGCAAAAAGCTATGCGAGATAAAGCTGGGTGTAACAGAGAACCTAGAAGTCACAGACTTTTACGCTAAGGACGTTTGGTTCCGTGGTATCGCGGACTTAGTAATACTTGACGACGATCTTGCGTGGGTGGTGGACTACAAGACAAGCAAGTCTGCGAAGTATGCAGACAAGGGTCAGCTAGAGTTGATGGCCTTGGGGTTGTTTGCAAAGTACCCGCAAATTAAAACCGTACGTGCAGGGTTATTGTTCGTTGTGTGTAATGCCTTGGTAAAAGACACCTACATGGAGTATGATAAGGGCAAGCTGTGGGAAAAATGGCTGGGCAAGTACGCTCAGATGCAGACTGCGGCAGACGATGATATGTGGAACGCACGGCCTAACGGGTTATGTAGACGCCACTGCCCTGTAATCGAATGTGTTCACAATGGAGCAAACTAATGAGGAAACGTAAAAAGCAAGTCAACGCACCTGTAGGTAGTAAGACGTTTGAGGCACGTATGGAACGTCAGCGTGCCCGGCGCAAGGTTGATAAAGAAGGTGCAGATCGCAACGGCAATGGTAAGGCCGACAAGCGTGAAGGCAAAGATGTTAGTCACAAGAAAGCCTTGTCCAAAGGCGGCACTAACAAGGATGGCGTGACCATAGAAAGTTCAAGCAAGAACCGCGCACGTAACTATAAGAAGAAAAAATAATTCGGGCAGTTGCCCGAAAGGAGAACTAAATGCAGATTATAGGTGGTAAGGCGTTGCTGTTAAAGTTACGCAATCCAAAACGTGTCACTGAAACAGTGTCCAAAAGCAAAGAGATGCCCGACAACGAGGTTCTAGTTAACTGGGGTCTCGACGAGATGCACACACTAAAGAAGCTCAACATCAATGTCCCCTCGCCTATCCAAGGGCAGTACAAGTGGACGGGTAAGTATGTGCCGTTCGACCACCAGAAGAAGACCGCCGCGTTCTTTACGATGAACCGCAAGTCTTTCTGCTTCAACGAGCAGGGTACAGGCAAGACAGCCAGTGCCATATGGGCCGCAGACTTCCTACTCAATCAAGGCAAGATCAAACGCGTCCTAGTTATATGCCCCCTATCAATCATGGACTCAGCATGGCGCGAAGACCTGTTTTCCTTTGCCCCGCATCGCAGTGTAGACATAGCCTACGGAGCATCTAAGAAACGCAAGGCAATCATAGAGCAGGGTGCAGACTTTGTGATAATAAACTATGACGGTGTAGAGATTGTATCCGAGGAGATTGCCAACGGTGGGTTTGATCTCATCATCGTAGACGAGGCAACACACTACAAGAACGCGCAGTCGAAACGATGGAAGACACTAAACAAACTTATCAAGGACGATACGTGGCTGTGGCTAATGACGGGTACTCCCGCCGCACAGTCTCCGCTTGATGCTTACGGGTTAGCTAAGATGATTAACCCCCTCAACGTGCCAAGGTTCTTTGGGTCGTTTAGAGATATGGTCATGCGCAAGGTTACGCAGTTTAGGTGGATCATCAAACCAGAAGCAACCGACCTTGTGTTTAACGTGTTACAACCTGCCATCCGCTTCACCAAAGAACAGTGCCTTGACTTGCCAGCTATGACCTATGTCAAACGTAAGGTAGAGTTGACGCGCCAGCAGCAGAAGTATTACGACATGCTGAAGAAGAAACTTGTTATGACAGTGGGTGACGACGAAGTATCCGCAGTGAACGCCGCCGTCATTATGAACAAGCTGCTGCAGATTTCCGCTGGTGCTGTGTACACTGACGAGGGCGACACCTTAGAGTTTGACATCAAGCATCGGTATAAAGTGTTAAGAGAAGTGATCGACGAGAGCAGCCAGAAGGTTCTCATCTTTGTACCATTCAAGCACACCATTGACATACTGACAGATAAGTTGCGTACTGATGGGATTACCACAGAAGTTATACGCGGTGACGTGCCTGTAGCTAGGCGCACGGATATATTTAAACGGTTCCAAACGACCGATAACCCACGTGTTCTGGTTATCCAACCGCAGTCTGCGGCACACGGTGTTACGTTAACCGCTGCCAATACAGTTGTCTGGTGGGGTCCAACACCGTCCTTAGAGACCTACGCGCAAGCAAACGCACGGGTACATCGGTCAGGTCAGACGCATCCGTGTACTGTCGTACAGCTTCAAGGCTCTGCTGTAGAAAAGCGTGTTTACGCACTTCTCGACAATAGAATTAACGTCCACACAAAAATGATAGATTTATACAAAGAAATACTTGACTAGCCTATCGCTCGGTACTACAGTGTAATTCTCGTTAGTGCAGGAGAGTTGATATGAGCGATAATGGAGACGTACCTGCGGACAAACTTACTAAGGCTTACATTAAGATAAGGTCAGAGAGAGCGTTGTTGTCTGCAAAATTTAAGGAGGAAGACGGATCGTTGGTTCGCCAACAGGATGTCGTGAAGAAAGCGTTACTAGACTACTGTGATACTCACAATGTCGAAAGCGTACGAACATCTGAGGGTTTATTTTTCAGGTCTACGAAAACGAAATACTGGACGGGAGATTGGGAATCCATGTACGAGTTCATAAAAGAACATGACATGCCCGAGTTCTTGGATCGGCGTTTGAACCAGACTAACGTCAAACAATTCTTAGAAGAGAACCCAGATGTTATGCCAAAAGGGCTTAACATTGATAACGAATACGTAATCTCAGTTAGGAAAAAGTAATGGCAGAACCATTTGTACCAATAGAGAACTTGGCAAAGCATTTTTCTGTGTCAATCTCTACAATCCGAGCGTGGGTTCGGCAGGGTCACATCCCTAAAACCACGTATATTAAGATCGGCAATACCTACCGGTTTAATAAAACTTCTGCGACTGAAGCACTTACAAAGAGTGCGCAGGATGTAGATGAAACACCGATTGAAGAACAGTTAGAGTTCGATTTCGGTACAGACGAAGACGTATAACGCCAGAAGGAGAACGACATTGGCTGAACAATATATTATCGAAAACGTAGAAGCACTATGGCCTAAGATCGACAAGACGTATGTCTTCGATCAGAAGGTAAAACGTAGTGTACCATGTAGTCCACGAGACACCGGCGCTGAGTTTTCAGTTGCATTTCGTATGGATGGCGCTACAGCAAAAGCCTTATTCCTGCAGATGAAAGCAGCGTATGACGCCAACAAAGAACCTAAGTGGGAACAGAAGTTGGCTAATCCGTTTGTTAAAGCTGACGACGGTACGTACACTCACAAGGCAAACCTAAAAGGTGCCTACAAAGGTGAGGTTACTACTAAGCCGTTACAGGTTGACAGCCAAGGCACACCATTGCCAGATGACTTTCAGCTAACTACGGGTAGCACAGTCGGTATCGCTGTGCAGCTTATACCTTATGACTTTGGTGGTAAGCAGAACGTGTCCTTACGGTTAAAAGCTGTACAGGTTATCAAGTACGTTCCGATGGAAGTACGTAATCCGTTCGGTGCAGTAGACGGGGGGTTTGTATTAGAAGACGCTAACCCGTTTGCAAAGGCCACGGTTGCACCAGCCCCAGCCCCTAAAAGCAATAACGTGCTAGAGGCAGACGATGGGTTTGACGAAGAAGCTCCGGTAAAAAGAACTGCTAAAAAAGCAGACGATCCTGCTCCTTCCGGTGAAGGTGATTTAGACGACATCCTTGATAAGTGGGACGACTAACGATCCCCTGCCACGGCTATTAATTTAGCCGTGGTTAACCTTACAATGGCGAGTGGTGGCTATGGAAACGAAAAGATTTTTAGATTTAGTATTAGGCTCTGAGGGCTATTACTGTGTGTGGGCTAATAACCCTGCTAAACAAATACAACAAAAGTTCTATACTTCTGTAGAAGAAGTTATAAGCGCGGCGCATGACCTTAGCGATCATGGTTGGAACGCGTTCTACGCACTAGGAACTTATGAGAAGGCTGGCTCCCGTGTAGCGGATAACGTCATGCGGATGAAGTCATTCTTCTTAGACCTAGACTGTGGGCCTACCAAAGAATTTGCAGACCAAGAAACTGCCATCGCAGAGTTGCGAGATTTCTGTACGCAGCACAGTCTACCTACTCCTACACTTATTAACTCAGGGCGTGGCATACACGTGTACTGGATTTTAACCGACGCTGTTGCGCGGGACGATTGGTGGCCAGTAGCTGAACGCCTCAAGAACCTATGCACAGCTAGTGGTTTTAAGGCTGATCCCTCGGTTACTTCTGACGCGGCACGTATCTTACGTGTACCTTCTACCTACAACTACAAGTATGATCCCCCACTACCTGTTACGTTTTATGGTATAGAAGCTCCTACCACTGTGGGGTTTGAAGATTTCTCTGCCCTGCTTGGCGGTGACCCGATACCAGTACCAACCAAGTACACGGCCAGCACCACCAGTGCGTTCCAAGATGCGATAAACGAAAACCAAAAAGGTAGCTTCAAGCGTCTTCTGGTTAAGACTGGTAAAGGCACTGGGTGTGGACAGATACACCACATTATAAAGAACCAGAAAACAGTATCACATGATCTATGGCGGTCGGGGTTGTCTATTGCAAACGTATGTAAAGACGGGGACAAAGCGGCAGCGCTTATGTCAAGTGAACACGAGGACTACAGCCTAGAAGCTACACTGCATAAGATGGCAGACACAGGCGGTCCACATTTCTGTTCGACGTTTGAGTTACACAACCCTGAGATATGTGCCGCCTGCCCTAACAAGGGTAAGATATCCACACCTGCTATGCTCACGAAAGAGATACGGGCAGCGGCACCAGAGGATAACACTGTAACAGACATGACTAAGGATACTCCACAGATATACCAAATACCGACATTCCCTAACCCATATTTCCGAGGTCAGAACGGTGGGGTGTATATACGTGGCGAGAACGCAGATGGTGACCCAGAAGAAGTTTGCGTGTACCACCACGATTTTTACGTCACTCGTAGGTTACATGATGTGGAGTTAGGAGAAGTCATAGCGTTTGCACTTCACTTGCCAAGAGATGGGGTACGAGATTTTGTTGTGCCACTAGCTGCAGTTACTTCAAGGGAAGAGTTCCGTAAAAATATGTCTATGCACGGCGTAGTCACTTTTGGGAAGGATATAGATAAACTAATGACCTATACAGCGGCATGGATAAAAGAGCTACAGCAGACCACCACAGCTAGTGAAGCGCACCAACAGTTCGGCTGGGTTGACGATACTAAGATGGATGAGTTTGTATTGGGCGACCAACTAATTACTGCCAAAGGTGTTGAGTATAACCCACCCTCTGCGAAAACTTCGGGGTACATAGAGAAGTTTAAGCCTAAAGGTACGCAAGAACGTAGTAGAGAGATACTGGATTGGTACAACCGTGATGGTATGGAACTACATCAATTTACCGTGTGTGGTGGTTTCGGCACTATACTCATGCCACTAACAGGTTTGTACAGTCTAGGTATCCATTTGTTTGGGAAAACGGGCGCTGGTAAAACAACTGCTATGTACGCAGGTTCGTCTATATGGGGTGACCCATTTGGGCTAACGGGTACTACTGGAGATACACTCAACTCAAAAATGAACGCTGCGGAGCTTATGCACAATCTGATGTTAAACACAGACGAGATGACAAACCTCGTTGGTAAGGAAGCATCTCAGTACGCATACCAACTGTCCGAAGGTAAGCAGAAAAACAGGATGGCGGGTGGAGGTAACCACGAACGTGTTAGGGGTAAACCTTGGAGATTACTGGCTTTCTCTACGGGTAACGTGAGCATGTACGCGCAAATGGCTATGTTTAAAGGCGACACTAGAGCAGAAATGCAGCGTTTACTAGAGCTTAGAGTAGACGAGATGCCTCGTGTTGAAGTTAACCAGCAGGAAGCAGATGCACAGCTTACGGACGTGCAGCTTAACTACGGCCACTTCGCGCCTATATACGTGCAATATGTTATAAACAATAAAGAAAAAATAGCCGCGCTATACAAAGACATTAAGGCGAAGCTGGATAAGAAAGCTGGGTTGAATAACGTCAACCGTTTCTGGTCTGG